AGTAATTTGTCTTTCAATAGCCTAAATTCAAATGCTTTTGACATATTATTTCCTATGTAACGTTGTACTATTAAAGCCAGTTCTTCGTGAGTATACCAATCCGGGTGTTTTTTGCCTTCAGCAATGTTTTCGTAGTATCCTCTTTTTTCTATTTGTGCGCCTACTTTTTTAGCAATAGCAGTCCAGGCTAGTACGTTCCGGTTCATATGAATACCTAATTCTCTAACGCCCATATTAGGATGTTTTTGCTCAAGCCACTCAAATAAAGAGGCAATAATTTTAGCAACTACGCCTTTATAATTACCAGCATACGCATCACCGACATTTACATACCCCATTGGGGGCTCTTCATAACCAACATATTGTACGCCAAGAGAAAGATAGAAATCTTTTCCGTTTCCTCCGTGATGTTCGTATTCATCAGCAGTGGTATACTGCATATACATATCTTCGTCATCAATGGCTTTTAGTGGAACATTTGGGTATACTGATTTCCAGGCTTTAATAACAACAGGATGTATTTCATCATAGTATTCAACTTCTTCGTCGTCATCATCGTCAAAGTTTGGTTGCGACATATCTTCATTCTTGACACAATTAGGCACACGTTTTCCAAACATGGTTTTCATGCCTTTCTTTTGATATCCTTTCCAACATTTTTCAACTATTGTTTCTACAATGCTTGGGTCTATTTCTTGTGCTGTGAATTGTTGCATTAGTTCAACAATGTCATCATCGTGATCCAATATTTTATAATCAGCATCAACTATGAGTGCTACATTATCATCATAGCCGTGATTCTCACCACTGAGTACATGCATGCCATTACTTAATTCTATGTGATCTTCTTGATTGACCCATTGATGAATAACTGACTCTACTTCTTCATGTGGAAGTTTACCTAACTTAGGTTCTGTACTAAGAGTAGTTATGTCTTCTATGATATCAGATATTAACATTTTACTGCATCATGTCCTTGTATTTGTCTTTGAAAATACTCCAAGACTCTTGCTCACTGTATTTCCAATTTGGATCTTTGCGTTTTTCTCTGAACCAATCTGTGAAATTTTCGATTGGACTTTTCAGTTTGTTGTAATTCCACTCTGGTTCTAAATTCAATCTATCTGGAACCATAACATCTAGCATACCTGTGTCTTGCCTTCTATCAGGATTCTTAAACACATCTAATTTACGATCTAGAGATTTACTACGTCCTCTTGGAGCACCTGGTGTTCTTGTTTTGATATCCTCTGTGGTATGAGCAAATGTTTTCATTAATGATTCTAAAGTTGCATTTACCTTGATTGCTTTTACATACTTTTTTTCTAACTGTAGTGCAACATCTAATCTATGGTGTCCATTAATTAATTTGTTGTTTTTGTCTACAATCAAATGATCATAGTTGTTGCCATTGAATTTTTCATATGCTTTTTTGTGCATTTTTTTAGATCTATCTTTTTGCATAGGTATGATATTTTCAGTTTTGATAATACCTTTTTTGTAAGATATACTATTTTCTTCTAGATCAGACTCTTTGATTTGAGGCATGTCTTTGCGTTCATATACACCTTTACCAAAATCAAAACCACTGCTTGATTTCTTTTTCTTCTTTTTCTTTTTCTTTGAATTTTTGCTAGGTCGTAAACCATAAGCAAAATATAATCCTACGCCACGTGGTTCTGCAGTAGGCGTGGAGTCAGAGGAATTAGAGTCGCTATCTCCGGCGCCTCCAGAATCTGCAGACCCACTGTCTCCACTTGAACCTGTTGAACCGCCGTCGCCACCAGTACCTCCACCAGTACCTCCAGCGGCTCCGCCGCCACCGCCGCCTCCGGCTTCAGCATCTATACGTGATTGCGAACGTACTTGTTGCTTATTTTCTTGTTCCCAACGTTGAATCAGAGATCTTGCATCACGTGCCATAACGTGGAATCTTGCTTCAAGTTCACGTTGTATTTGTATTTTACCCATGCCTCTTTGAACAAGTTTTGATATTACATCAGTGTACGCTGAGTAATCATACATTCCGTACTTGTCGTAAGTGAGGTCTGGAAACCTCATATCGCCTTCTCTAAAAAATTCGTTTAATTTCATTCTGATAACCTTATTACCCCACAGCCAACTCTGTCGCCTGCATTTCCTGTTTTCAAACTTTCTTCATCACCACCTTGTCCTAAATCATCTACATCAGCATGTACAACTATTGCTCTACCTACAACACTTCTGTCGCCGTGTAAATCAACACGTGGTAATACTAAATCTATTTTTGCTACACCGCTGTCATCTGCAACAATGTTACCTAAGTCTCCCACATGGCCTTCTTTGATGTTGCCATGATCAACTCCGTCTGGATTGTAATGTGGTCCAGCACTGTCGCACCCATTACTTAAATCTCCAAACTCATGTATGTGAAATCCATGCTCACCAGGTTCAAGTCCACTGACTTCACCCACTAACAGTGTGGGCTGACCTGGGTTTTGCTTGAACAAAAAATGTCCTACAACATCGCCTTCTGTGTGTTCTAGTTCACATTTTGCTTTGATTGTTTGTTCTGCTTCTTGTAAACTTTTAATGCCAGCACAATCACAACCTTTTGCTTTTGTTCTAGGGCAACTTTTTACTTGTGAAAATTTCATTATAATGTTCCCTTATTAAGTGTTAATTGTGCCCACTGTTCTCTACCAGCGCCTGCCTGTGTAGGTATAATACTGATACTTGTGGAATTAGCATGTCCGCTTCTTCTAAATGCTATGAGATCTTCGGGTGTTCTAATCATTGCAGTCTTTCTATTTGGTATATGCATCAGTAACAGTGCATCAAAATGATCTCTGTCTTGATACCAACGTAAATTTTGTGCTAAGTACATATCTTCTATTGCTGTCAAGTCTTGACTGGTTGCTATTGTGTCAATAACAGGACCAGCAAAATTTTCTAAATCCATTACTAACAACTCAGTTGCAATAGCCTTTCTTACTTTCTGATTGTTAACATCTGTAATAGGTAAATCAATGTTTAATGCTTTCACAAATGCAGGTAATCCTAAACTACCGCCTTTGCCGCCAATGCTTTGCATCACAGTTGGAATACTGTCAGCATACTTGTCCAATACTGCACGTTTGGCTTTTTGACTGCCGCCTCCATAACCAATACGTCCACCACTGCTTGACAACGCCGCTTTAAGTTCTACTTTGCCGATGCCTTCAACTTCCAAATCACCTTCACCTTCTGCTAAACGTATTTGATTGCTCAAACATGCAAGAGCATATTCACCTGGTCCTTTTTGTTTCTTACCAACACCATAATCTGCTAATGCAATAAATGCATTTATAGCAGTATCGTCTCCAAATACATTCTGGAATGTGTTAATTGGTTGTGCTAATTCATTAAGATTCACAATAGTACCAGTAGTTTCTAATCTCTTTAAGAACTTGTTCATGGTACCATAGTCGCTGTCTATGCCGCCAACTATTCTGGTCATGTCTTGTATGACTTTGGCTTTTTCTTTCTCAGGCATAAATTCGTCAGCAACACCTGCTTGGAATGCTGTGCCCATAGTAGCATCAATGTGCTCACTGTTGAGCAACTTATATATTCTATCTAATATTTGAGCATGTTTTTCATTGCTGGCATCTAACCCACTAATAGTTTTAATAATGTTTTGTTTTTCAGAACCTAAATCATCATACTCGTTGACTGTAATATATCTGTTTTCTTTGAGAGATTGCTTTAATCTCTTTTGATCGTCTTTGTGTAACATACTCATATATCCTTTTACTATATCTCGGAGATCTGCATTGTCGCCATTTTGTGCTCTGGCATTTTTGAAATCTCTGATCATTGAAGGAACTGGCAACACAAAATAAACTTCCATTTGTGCTTTCAGGTCACTTGCTAGTATAGGTTCTTTGAGTAACTTTGTCAACTTGTGTATTTTATCATTGTTAGGTACACTTTCATCAATGTCTAATTTTTGCAATGGTAGATCTGTGAAACCACCTCTGTTGTAAGCATCTACCAGTGCATTGGCTAGTGTAATGTGTGCCGCGCCTAGATCCTCTGCTTTGCCACCTTTCATGCCTACTATGTGTCCTACTTGCCCACTTTCGCTTGGTATAACCACAAACTTATCAAACTCTTGTCCTGGTGCAATTTTTCTGCTGGTAGGAACTTCTACTGCTTTGTGGTATTTGTCCTTGCCTTTTTGTGCTCTGCGTCTATCCAGAGAATGACTCACATCTCCTTCGTTTTTCTTTTTACCTGCACAATGAGCTTTTTGACTAAAGCCTTTTGGATTTGAACAGTTAATACTGTCTTTGTACTTTTTGCTCCATGCTTCGTTGATTTTTTTGGCATCTACTTTGTCTAACAACTGTAATTTTTCAATAAGCGATAACTTGTCAAATTTATCAAAAACACTTTCCATATTATTTCTACCTAATGCTAATGCCTGTTGCAGATCTGCAGGTTCGCCGCCACTTTCTTGGTTATAGGCTAATGCTTTAAGTACAGCACGTTTATAGTTTTCACTGAAATCACCTGTTAAGAATTTGACTAATCCGTTCACATCTGCTTGTACCATATAAAGTTGAATACCATTTCGCATCATTCCATCAAATAATTCATAGTTGCCTCTGGCTTCAGCATAACTGGTATCTGTGAGTTCGACCCTGCTAATTTCGCCAAGATCAGGATTTGCATATACGGTGGCAACATCGTCGCCTACACTGCCATCTGCATTCTTTCTAAAGTAGTTGCCGCCACTGGATACATAATTTTGTTCAATGTACTGCTTGGCCGCTTTTACAGAATCTATAAACCTCTGCATACCATAACCATCAATATTGCCTTGAGAACCATCGTTGTATTTGTCTGTAACTTTCTTCAACAAGTTTACACCTTGATTATCGACACCAAGATCCAATTTCAAATACTTTGTTAGTTTTGGCCAATTTGCATAATCCCAAATAGTGCTTGAACTTGATTCAGAATAATCCAAAACATCTGCTTGTGCAGGAATTTGTCTATCTATACTGTTTGCAAATTTTTCTGCTTCTGCTTCGGCTTTTTTAGCAAGTTCAGGATTGTTTACTTTCCATGATGCGGCGGAACTTGGCTCAAATGGCTCGCTATATGGTCCGTTAAGTTCTGCTCTGGGTATTAGCGGTCCAAATTTTCCTACGCCTTCTCTGCCATCACCTAAATTCTTTGTGAACTCAACCTTTTGTTTTTTGAGTTTGGTTCTTATACTCAGATTGTCATCATTGATGTCGATGTATTTTTCAGAAAGATCATTAAATTTTATTTTGTATGTGCTTTCAAATTTTTTCAGCACTGCTTGTGCTTTTTCCCAACGCCAAGTATCTTTATACTGATCAGGGTTTGCTAACATCTTTGATGCTTGTAATGCAGTGTAGTAGTGTATGTTGGGCATTATCAACAGATCACCATAATCAGTGCGGTGTATGTTGCTGGTTTGCTGAAGAGCTCTTGCAACGTCTTTTGGTGCCAGGTGCGGTAAGCCTTGTGCAAAACCTTTTTCTGCAAATATATTTCCACCAAAATCAAAGCCATTAATAGTACCAACATATTTCGGGCCATGTTTTTTATCAAACTCTTTTTCTTTTTGATCTAACTTGCGTTTTTGATCAATGGCTTTTTGTTGGCTGTCGAATCCTAACTTCTGTGATATCTTGTCAAATTCTTCTAAGAACTCTTGAATAACATTTAGTCTGGTTTCAACATAACCTCTCACAGCAGGAATTTTGTCATAGTAGTCGCTACCATGTTTCTTCTTATTATAATAATACCTTTCAAAAGAATTAGAAATATAACCTTGGATTTGATCTCTCAATCTATGTGCTATAGGATCACCAAACGGGTCTGCTCTAGTGATTGCATCTAATATATCATTGAGAGCAGTTGCTATTCCTCTACGCATACCCATAAAATCTGGGCCGTCATAGTGATCTTTGAACTCTGTGTTCTCTATGCCTTCACCTGGCATAATGTCTTCTAACTTATCATCTTCATCACATTTATTCATATCTAAGAGGTACTCAACTAAGTCGCCAATTTCTCTTATAGTATCAATATACAGTCCTGGATTTTCTTCTCTGATATCTTCTATGTGTTCCCAACGCATTCTCATCTTCTGCAATAATTTACTCATTGCATTTTCTCTATAACTATCATCGTTGGTTACAGCAGTGCTATGACCCTTAGCAACTGGGTGATTCCATTCTGGATATGTTTTCAAATGATCAATAAATTTGTTAAGTGCTTTTTTATCTACTGCTGTGCCGGGCACAAAAATAGCACTTTGATTATAAGAACCTGCTAATGCATGTTTGTGAAATTCTTTGTACTCTCTGCCATAAGTTCTCAACTCATCTAAGAACGCCGCCAGCCTATCTTCTTTTGACTCTGTGTTAGTGCCACTCATTGCTTGAGCACCCAGTTTAATAAACTGTCTAGATTGCTGACTGTCTTTGATTTCTTTGCTGTTTACAGCATGCCACATGCCTTGTATAACACGTTCTACTTGTGCATTAGATATATACTCTGGTTCTTTAACAATATCTTTCTTGAACAGTCTATCAACACCGTTTTTGACTCTTTGTAAACGTTGCTTAGGCTTGATTTCCATGTGCCTCTCAGCACTAATTTCTATGTCATCAATAACGCCACGTAATATTTTGTCAAACTTACTATAGTTTAATTCGAATTCTTTAAGTGTGCTTCTCATTGTACCAATCAGTTTGGCATTTACAGGAGCACGGTTGAGATTTTGACTTAAATCGTAACCTGCTTGAGCGACACTCAGCACAAATGCTTCTTGTGCTTTGTTCAAATAGTATGGTGCTCTTCTGCTGGGTGCAGTGGCTTCAGGCCTAATGTAACCTCTGAGTGTTTCGCCTTGTTCTACTTCCTCTATCTCTACTTTGTCGCCTGTGTCTTTTTCGTAATCTGCAATACGTTGTTTCCACTTTTTATCAGCACTAGGATCTGATGCTTCTTTGTAATTTTTAAGATCTTCAAAAGCACTGGTAAGTCTGTGCATGTACTTAACATAATTGTTTTTTGAGAAAAAGTCTTTCAACATATTCAACGCAGGATGTTCAATTTTACCCTTTACTCTTTCCTCATCGTCTGCAGATATCTTGCCAACACTGTTAATCAATCTAAACAATGCTTTTACATAGTCACCTTGATATGCATCGTCATCGTGTCCTGCATATAATGTTGTAGCATAACGCACAACTGCTTTTGTAATAGTGGAGAAATCTCTGTGATAGTCACTGCCGCCACCAATTCGGAATTCTATCAATTGATTTTTTGTGTTGCTGTCGCGTTGATCTTTGAAATTTATAGAACTAAATTTGTCAGGTGATATGCCTTGCATTAAAATATGTTCTATGTTTTTAATTGTTTTTATGTTGTTAGGATCTGATTTTAACTTGTATGCTAATTTTTCTAATCCAACCATTTGACTTTTTGCATAACTGTTGCCTTTTCTACCAAATGTACTGAGTAGATATTTGTCACCTAACAGCAAGGCTAACTTGACTTTGTTCACAGTAAGATTATCGCCGTATCCGTCTTGGTTTTTACCTGCAAAACTCATGGTAACGTGCAAGCCTGTTGAATTGTTTGTTTCTACATTTTCGTTTTCAAACCAAGTAAACAGTTTTTTCATTTCTGTTAACATTTCACGTGGTGAACTATAAACTGGAGAAATGATCTCTGCACCTGTGCCATAACTGTCAATGGAACTGTCTGATTCTACACGCCAATATGATTGACCACTGCCATAATAACTGTGGTAGTCACCCCATTTAACTTGGTCGAATTTGCTGTTTTCGTTAGCCCAAGTTTCCATGTAATCAGCAACTTCGCCTAGGCCGCCGCCACCATCTGGATTGCTTAGATAGTGTCCATATTCACTTAAACAACTGTTCCAACTGCCGTATTCATAATTTGCCCAACGATCTATATCATAATCATCTCTGACATCGTCATAGGCTCTGTCCATTGCTTCACCAGAATCTCTGATTTCTTCTTCTAGGTACTCAATGAAATCATCCATCAATTCTTCTTCGACATACTGACGACCCCAATTCATAAAGTCCCAATCTTCATATTCTTCTTGATCTTCTTCTGGTAAGTCATCTAGTATGCGTTCTTTGTAGTCTTCAATGTCGTCTTCGCTGATTTCATTTTCTATGTACTCATTGAGATAGTATTCGTCTTCTTTGCGTTCGTTTACTATTTCATTAACAAAATCGCCTTCGCGTTCCATTGCTTGATCTGATACCCAATCTTCGTATGCTTGTTCAATTTCTCTAGAAGCACTGCGACCTTCTTGATCATCCAGCATTTCTTCGATATCATACCAACTGTAGTCATCTAACCAGTTCTCATCATCGCCGCCACTTATGCCTTCCCATGATGTTTCTGCCTCAAAGCCACAGTTGATAGGCATGTCTAATGCTTCTTTGGCAATTGATTTTTTATTGAAGTTGATTTCAAACAGTTGCTCTGAACCTTGTTCTATGAGTTTGTTTTTGCGAATAAGTTTTTTGATCTTTTTGTGTAAGCGGTTCTTTTTGTCTTTTTTGTTAAGCAGTTTGTTTATTTTACTACTGCTTTCTTCTGCGTATTCTGGATTTGCAACATTTAATTCATCGTCTGCATCTACTACAGAATATTTTTTATTCTTTGGGTTTTGCACAACAACTGCATCAGGCTTTGGCCCATCGCCTATTGGTGTTTTAACAATGCCTAACTCGTCGCCTCTGTCATTATAATATACTTCGCCTTGTCCTATTTCGCCAGCCTTAGCAGGAACAAATTCTTGTTTAGGTGTAGTTGGTTTAACTCCTGTTGTTACTGGACTTGATTTAGGAGGGTTAACTGTTGGACTTTTTGCACTTCTATTTACAGTGCCGCCTTTATTATATGTAGGTGCACCTGGTGTAGAACCATATTCTTTTAATATATGCTCAATAGTTTTTATGCTTCTAAACTTCATCGGTTTAACATTCTCAATCTGCGACTTGCTGAATTAAACTTTTTAGTCCTCTGCGACTTCCTTGCCATTCTATTGCCAAATTTTGCTTTATTACGTTTTAATGTGATACGTTTTTTCATGTTAATAGGCGCACTACACTGACTTGCAGTTGCTACAACACGACCTTTACGTCTACCACTGGTACAACGCACTGCTCTAACAATTTTATTTCCTCTCTTGCGCCATACCATTCTGGCTTCAAGTAAATTTTCTTCTGTTAGTTGTTCGTACTTCATGCCATAATTCTCATGATTAACCCACCTACTGTAGCAAGTAATGTTGTAACCGTAATACCAACAATGGCCACAATCCAACCTTCTAACTTGTTAAATCTTGCTTTTGAATCTTCTTTGAATTCTCTGAGCTCAGTGGTTATGTTTTCTATACGCAACATATCTGCAATAATATGTGCTTCTAAATTGCCACCTTCCAGATACTTTGGCTGTTCTTCTACTTTGATTTTTGGTTCTGTTTTACGTGGCATTTTTTATCCTATAATAATTCTTGTTTTGTAAATTCCATATTGATAGAATTTTTTGTATCTATAGTGCCAATATTTAACACTATTCCGTCGAGCTCGTTTTTAAGTGTATCAATTGTATGTACATCTTCCCTTTCAAAAGCAAACTTAAAAATCCAACCTGCTCCTGTTAAACTTGGTGCACCAAAATTCTCTAAAACATTTGCACCAACACCATTTAGTTCTATCGGGTTGTTCATTACAACAGGCTGAGCTCTTAATCCTATAACCTGTACAACACTTTCAAAATCTTTCTGTGTATTATCGGCATAATTACCTGTGCGGGTAATGTCCAATGTAGTAAACAATGAATAAAACTGAATATTGCCTGATACAACTTCAGAACTTCCCATTGCTCCGCTTCTTTGTCCAACCATATGTGTCTCCTGTATTACACTATTTATCATAAATAATTCGTATAGGATACACACATGATAGACAACAGAATTCAATCAGCCAGTAGTGTTGAATTTTTTTATAGTAAAAACAAAGACACCTGGTATGCTATACCGTTACGTAACGGCTCTTCGTTATTCAGAGATATACAATTACATCTCACGGATATAGAAACTTCCCACACTATGGATATAACAAGCCGAGATATTTTTATCAAGTATAAAAAATCTAGATTTGTATTTTTATATCGCAATCCTATTTTGAGATATGCATCTGCCTGTACTTTTTTACAACATAAATCTATTGAAATATATAAATTGTATGAAGAACAGGTTAAATGGGATGAAATTACAAAAGAGAACATAGGTAAAGCACATGAAGAACTGGGTGCTGATCCTGATGGATTGTTTTATAATTTCAGTTTTCACGATCCACATTTTATTCCAACAGTTTTTACACAACTTTTTTACTCCACCCTAGTAGATAATTACCAATTTGTACACATAGACGACTATTCAGATTTTTTACTTGAAGAATTTAACACTAGACTTGAAGATGGAATCTCAGCAACTGGTGAACCACTATTAAAATTAATTGAGAAACGAAAGGAAAATAAAGAATGTTTTTCAAAGAGATTGTATAAAAATTTTGTTACTTTTTTACAAACACCAAACGAAAAATTTAGATTGAATACAAAGCCATTAGAAAATCCGGGTTGCACATTGAATGATTATCTATACCCTGATATTGTTATGCACAAGTATCTCAACAAATACAAAGGTGTTAATAGACAACATAACATAGAACACATTGCCCGAATGCTTAGAATGTATCCTTATACTTTTTGGAGGTCAGCAGTTCATGCTGTAAAACTAATTGAGTTCTATGACATTGTTGATGAAAGGATCAAAGATGCACTAGACAGTGCATATTCTAATTTAGAAAAATGTATACTTGATCACAGTATTAATACAGACTTATACAAAGTTTTGTCAAAAGAAAAGGGACTATAAGTCCCCTTCCTGTGTGCATAACGCACGATCCCTAAGGTATTAGGATTAGTTATTAACCGAAAGTTGCGATTAATGTTGCGCCTGTAATAGATGGTGTTGCTGATGCACCTTGTAGTGCAATGTGCGAGCCTGAAGTTGTACCTTCAACTGCTACAACTACAAAACCTTCGTTTTGTGCTTCTAAACATGCCGCTTCAACTGTTACAACTGATACGTCATCAACTTCAAGGATAAAAGTTTTTCCTACGAAGCCGTTTGCCGCTCTAACTGCCGCATTTGGATTTGCTTGTGCCATTTTTATTCTCCTAAAAAATGTTTATGTTACATATATTTATCTTTTTTGTCAAAAAAATACCCGCTATATAGCGGGTATTTAATGTTAATAAACTAAGTGTAACTTAGAATGAAACGTCTGCAATAACGTAACCTGCGATGTCGCCATTTGCTAAGTTATCAGCACCTTCAACGATCATGTTAACTGTATCACCTGAAACTGCACCAATTTTTAGTGTAGAAAGGTTTAAGTTCTGTACTGAACTTACGATTGCTGTTAAATCTGAAGCACTGATGTTACCTGACTGCTGTTGGAAAGACTTTAAGAATACGTCCTTACCAATAAACTCACCTGCGGCTGCCGCTCTTCTATCTGCTTGTGCCATTTTACTCTCCTAATATATTTGAGGAAGATTATCTTCCCTCTTACGTTTATTTATCAAATTTTGAAATTTTTAGGTTTACTTAGGTTTCTTAAATGCTTTGTTATAGGCCGTCTTAATTGCTGAACCTGCAGTTCTTGCTATTTTAACAGGAGTTCTTTTTGCAAGTGATATATCATCATCGTCAGCATATTTGTTTATAGGACTAGTCACTTTGTCCTTCCATGTCTTTTTGACTTTGTTTTTTATACTGTTAGGATCTTCAAGATCAAAGTATGCTTTTCGAGCGCCTAGGCTATCTAATTTATTTGAACTAAAACTTTTTGTTTTGTTTTGTGATTTTGACCTTAGATCTTCAGGATCAGTTTTTTGATCACCGGAAACCTTTGAACCTGTGCTATCTGAATCCTTACTCTGTTTTCTATCTGTGCCATCTCTGTATGTGGTATATTTGCCTCTGCCTATACCAGCGCCTTTGCCTGCATCTTGTTGAGCTTTTTTGTTACGAGCAATTTCTGCGGCAACATCAAATGGCACATTTGACTTTTGTAATTCTGCTTGTATCATGTTGGCTAGGATTGTGGAGTCTTTGTCGCCAGCCGCTCTCATTCTGTTGAGAATTGCAACGTGCTCTGGTCTTACTGCTTCTGTAATTTGCTTAATTTTCATACCATTTTCCTAGACCAAAATTTTTCTATTTTAGAAATACTTGGCTTACTAACGTATTTATCAGTTTTTGGTTTTGGTTTTGCTGTTGCTTTAGGCTTTGCCACAGGTTGGTTGATTGCATCAAGTGATATTAATAATTCACTGCCCCTGCCTGTGCCACCACCAATTACACGTAATTCATTTTGAAAACGTCTAACTAGTGCTCTACGATTTTGATCGTTGAGTCTTGGCCAATCTAGCACAGAACGTCTCCAAGTTTTATACCTACCATCGGTGATATTGAGTTGTGACTCTAATCTAAACAAGTATGTGGTAAGTTCACTGCCATCAACATAGTCTCTTTGTATTTTACGTAAGAAATTGATATGTTTATCTTTGCTGAATTTTAATCTGTCTAAAAAGTTTTTGCTGTTTACAGGATCTTTGATATTAAAATTATCATTATCAGGGTGACATATTTGGTATGCTAACAAGTACATATCTGTAGCATGTGTTCTAAACAGTGCATAAGTGCTGTATTGTGCTGTAGCACTTGCATATTGCTTTGCTGTTTTGTTAAAATCTTTATCTAAGTACAGCATAGCCATAATTAAATTGTTCAAGTACATGAGATTAGCAATGTCTCTGCCTGTAAGTGTTGCAAAACGTCTTGTACTTCTAAACAGTCTTGATTCACACAATTCACTGTCAATTAATTCAAAACCTTCGTTTGTAGGCCATGGACCCCAATCCTGATGCTTTTGAATGAGTTCTGTAACTTGTTCGGCTGTGTATGTTTTAATATTGCTTGGGTCTGCTATACCATAATACAAATCTTTTTGTACACCGTTTCTGAACATTTTGCCCATCTCGCCTTTGTGGTTATTACTAAGGTCCCAAACCATGTTGCCTTTTTCTACCCAGGCATGTCCATATGGTTTTCCTATGCCTGGACCTCCCAGTCTAGGTAAAATATCTGCATGTACCAATGTTTTTGTTCTGTCTTTGAACAGCACTTCTTTTGCGGCCGCTTCATAACAATCACCATCTGCTCTAACATTTTCTGGTAACAATTTTGCTCGAGTATTTCTATCACCATTGTAAATATTGTCAAACTCAATGTCCTGCCTTGTGTTTTTATCAAATCCTACAACTCTGTTTCCTGCCTTTTGTTTGAGATTCTGCCATACTTTATTTCCTGCAGGTGTTTGACTAGTAAAACTATATAGTGGTTGTTTGTATGCTTTACTGACTGCCAAATAAACAGGCACTGCAAAACCTCTGCCTGTATACTGATTATGCACTGCTACATTTTTAGTCATCCAACCATCCAGATGTTTTTGAAGAACTAGAAGAAATATTGGATTATCTTGATCTAGTAAAAATACAATTCGCACAGTGCCATTGTCATACACTTCATTGTTAGGAAGTCCTGGTATAGATGACAGTTTTATGTATCCATTTTCACCAAATGGTTGACGTCCGGATGCTTCTTGATATTTGTCAGTGATGTAACTGCTATCGTTATTGCCGTAAGGCTTTTCTTGATATATTTCAGAAATTAAACTCATGATCCTGGCTTGCCTGTTCCAAAGTTTATTCTGCTAAACTCTAATCTATCAACTAACTTTAATCCGTTGCCCATTCTATCGATTGCAACAAAACCTTCGTCGTTGGTAACACGGAACTCATCGCCATCTTGTGCAAACTTTTGCATGCCACTAAGTGCATTAAGTTTTTGCACAATAATCACCTTTGCATGTATAATTTTCAAATACAAATCATATACTGCTACAATTTCCTTGGCGTGTTCTTTGATAAATTTTACACCTGCAATCATTTTCTCTGTTTTAGCGTCTTTGGTTTCTTGTCTCTTAACTTTGTCTATTTCTTTTGTCCAGTAACCAATATATTTTTGCACAAAGCCATTGGCAAAAACTTCGGGTTCGTCAAATGCTCCTGCACGTATTGCATTGTTTACATGTGCTTTTAGTTGAGGCAAGAATTCTTCTACTTCATTTTTACCTGATTCTAACCAAGTAAATGTGCTCCTGTCTATCTGCTTTAGATAACCATTTGCTGTTGTAATAGCATTTAACACCGTAGCACTTTCTTCATCAGTCATACTCACTGTGCCACTGACATCATCTATTGTGGCATCTGCTAACCAAATATCACTAGAATTACCCAGTGACTTAGCATTGAAACCAAAGTTGGCTTGCATGTCATTTATTGTAGGACCACCAGTGTATTCAGTGTGCCACACAATGCCCATTTCTGTTGACTGTATCTTTTTTGCTAGTTCGCTGTCTTTGGGTATAGCATACATAATTGTGTTTGGCTTGAATGCAATAAGTTTTTCACCTTCCCATTCAAGTTCTTGTAAGTCTTCTTTGCTGTACATAAAGTCGCCTTGTACAACTCTGCCATTCCAATTGAGTTTACCAAGTTTTGCTAATGCTAATTTTAATTTTTTATTTAGACCTTCTGCAGGGTGATTGTTGTCAATATCTCTGCCGGTGAAATTCAGTTTGGGTGTTTTGGCAAACACACCTTTTGTGCCTACAAAGAATCTGTTGCTCTGTGGATCAATACCTGCAATGATAGCAGGAGCACCGTCCCACTTTAATGTCATATTAAACTTTTGTTTGCTGTTGCCTTCCAGCATTTGGTGTAAACTGTACAAGTAGTCTATGGCTTCTTTGGCACCTGCATACCCTTTGTTGAAGATGTGGTCTTCAAGGTGCTCCATGTGAGTATTTTGCTCTGCTTCAGCAAGAAAACTCTCACTTAGTAATTTTGTTATTAAGGGTTTTGAGACTTCAACAAACTTCATGTTGGTCTACCTTACATATCAAATTCTTTTTGCGTTGCGTCTGGCTGGCCGCCTTTAGCCAATTTTAGACCTAGTCCGCTGGCAAGAATTTGAGCGATTGCTTGTCTTTGTGCTGATGACAAATCTTTTAAGCCATCAATTAAGTTTGGATCAACAGAACCTTTTGCTTGTGCAACAGGATCATTTGACAATTGCGAACCATAATAAGTACCATGAAAATTAGTTGATTTTT